ACACCTACACCATCTAAGATTGTAAGTTCTGCTAGTCCTTTTTCTTGTAATAGTTCAAATGTCGCCATTTCTGGATCATCATTGTCCAATACAACTTTGTGATCGAATGTATCTTCAAGCCATGCTTTGAGTGGTTTTAGTCCACCAAAGTCTACTACCCAGTTCTTTTCGTCTAGTTCACTTGCTGCAAATGTAAAACGAAATTGCAAACTGTATCCATGCAGGAATCTGCAATGACTGTGTGCTTTAGGCTGTCTAAAACAGGCACTCAGTCCAATGTTGTGTCCGTATGTTTTTGTTGATAGATGTTTACCCATATTTTACCTCGTTGGATGAGGGGGCGGAATGTTTATAGTGGGTCGATCCCTGTGTAGTCCACTCGTCATATTTAGCATATGCTATTTGGATTGCCTTTGCTTGATAGTAGCTGTCAGCAAGTGCATTGTGTAGATCCTGTTGCATTGTCTTGCGAGGATCACTTGGCAGTAAGCTCAAAAATGTTCTACCATCTCTTACTTGCCAAAAGTTCCAAGGAATAGGTGTGGCCAATTGACGATACATATCTTCTACGATAGTGACATCAAAACCATATCCATGACCCCATAATACATCGACACCAACCATCCACTTGGTCAAATGGTCTAGAAAGTGTTTCAGCCCGACTCTATCATCTTCTCTAAAGGCTTCTTCTTTTATTTGAGGATCCTGTTTGGCCCACCATTCAATGGTATCGTCTGTGACTGTGCGTCCCAAACGATCTTGTTCATCTAGGTCTAGACGAAAATAAAATTCGCTGTGAGGTTCTGTGTTGCTGTATGGATCAAACTTTACACCGCCTACTGTGAGGACGGTGCATCTAGGACTGGTGTCCAATGTTTCCAAATCAATCATTGCGTGAATTGCCACGTGACCTCCATTCTTCATATTGCAACCATAGTATACACATGATTACAAAAGAAATCAAGTTCAAAGTTAATACTGTTATCCAGAAATTAAATGCAAAAAACAATATCACTGGAAAATCATACCACTTCATCCACGCCTCATGTTTGCTATGTCTTTGGCGTCTTCTTTTTTGTCTGCAAAGATGGGTACCATATTGCTTTTGTGCATGGTAGCAACACCCAGCAGTTGTCGTTCTCCTGAATATACATTGCGTTCTTTTTGTGCAGCACTGCCTGCAATACGATTACTCAATGAAGCAGTTGCTTGATGTTCTGAATAGTCAGGAATCTTTCCATAGTGTTTGCGCTTGCCGTTTTCATCATATAGTTTTTCTTTGAGTTGTGAATCGCTAACACCCATTTTTTGTAAAAACTTTTCATGCTCTGCTTGTGCGGCTAGTTCACGTTTGTTTTTAGTGGGTTTGCGCCGACGGTTGTACTGTGTAGTGGTCATGTAAGGACCAACTAGATGCATACTCATTGATAACCTCTTAGTTTAAAAATTGATAGTTTACACGAATACGTTTTGTTTGACCAATCAATGCATTCTCACCTTGAGCACGATTGACTGTAAACACAATATCATGTCCATCTACTCTAAAAGTAAGTTTGTACTGATTAACAACTTGATTGTATGAAACTCGGTATTTTGTTTCACAACGATTTTCTTGTTTGTAGCCAACAATGCCTTGTTGTCCTTGTTGTCCGCGGTCAGCGGCAATTAGTCCACCAATCACTGCACCTGCGGCAGCACCGTTGTCTTTGCCAGTAGCACCTTTACCAATCAGACCACCTATGATCATTCCTCCCAATACATCGCCTGCACTGGCACCATTGCCGCTACCTACGTTGCCGTACACAGGAACATCAACAGTGTAGCACTCTTGATAAGGATCTCGCTGTTGTACTTGTGTGTAGATTGGTTCTTTTCGAATAATCTTGCCTTCAGTTATAAAACTGCTGGTATCAGCACTGGCAGTGCTGGCTATTAATCCAATCAATCCAGCAATAATTACTGTGTGGAAACATTTTTCAAAGTATCGCATTTCTCGTCTCTCCATAACCATTTCTCAAAGAATTGTTCTTTGGTCAAAGGTTCATCATTCCAAACTTCACGCTCTTTTTGATTATCGTAATAATCATCGTTAAACTTTTTAAGTTGAATAGCTTGTTCAAATGTCATGCATATCCTCACTGTTAGTTTATATACAATATAGCATCGCTAGTAGACAATGTCAACCTTTTAGTGTAGATCTGGATCTCTGCCAAACCCTTTTTTTACCTGTGGTTTGTGTTCAACTTCAATGTGCAAGTCATGCACATCTTGATCGTGCCAATAATCAATCACCACACGAGCGTGATCTTCACTGGGAAGATCAGTTTCAACATCTTGACCTTTACTGTTTACAACATGATATTTGTAAACTTTTTTGGGCCACGGTTTATGCTGTTCTATTGGTATTCTACTCATATTAATCCTATCCAATGTGTCACATCATCGCATGGGTCATCACATGAGTTCTTCCAATCTTCTTCTGGATCTTCCATGGTAAGGTATTTATTGTTATCCGACAAGGTAAATATATACATACTTTAACGAAAAGTCAAGTCCTAAAGGAGAAGACCATGGCACAACCTGACGACAAAGGCAAACTAGAAATAGCAGTAAGAATTCTTGGTAATGAACTGGTTGCACTAAAAATGGAAGTAGATGACTTCAAGATGAAATGGCTGGTGTATGGTGTTATCACTATCGTAGCACTAGCATGGGCAGGCGGAACTTATGGTCCTCCTCTGGTAGATATGTTTGGAGCACCATAATGGGAAAGAAAAAACTTAGAGCTCAATATGTGAGCAAGGGTGTTGTTGGTACCACCAAGAGTCGAGACAAAAGCGATCCAGATTATCCTGCACGTAGAATGATGAATCAGCTGAATGCGTTTTTGAAAGGTAAAAATGTAGTACTCACTATAGAAAATCCAAACAAAAACGAAACCAACAAACGTTTTATCCGTGTAAATGCACGTGATGTGTTCAAGGGTAGTAAAAAACGGTGACCATATTTTTCTATCTACTGTTGGTCAAACATGCTATCGCTGATCTATGGATGCAGGGCAGATTGAATAAACCAAAGTTTGGAGATAAAAACAACTTTAAGCATCCCAAACTTTGGATACACTGTGGTGATCATGCTGTGTTGACTTTTGCTGTTGCACTGTTGTTCACAGGTGTTGTGAATGCACTGTTGTTTGCACTGTTGGACTTTGTGTTGCATTTTGCAATAGATTATACCAAAAATCAATATGTACTGAGAACAAATCTAAGTACTAAAAATCATACATTTTGGAAAGTTCAAGCTATAGACCAAATACTACACTACACAATATATCTAGCAATTGTACTACTAGCTGCGTAGCGGTTCCATCCAACTGATGTTGCCGGCTGCTTTGGTGCTAGGTGATTCTGCTGTCACAATAATACTCAACACATCACTGGTAGTAGTTCTTGTTAACTGTAGTTTTTGCAGTTCTGCAGGATTGAATCCACGTGCCTCGCCTTTGTTAACAATATATCCACTCAACAACACCTCTCCTTGGTCAGTGACAGCACTATCTGTTGTACTGTAATCAACTGTGCCATTGGTGTGTGTTGTGTAAACCAAAGGTGTAGAAAAAGTTGCATTTTTTACTAGTTTGAACTGCAAGTTTGTGTTGCTGTCTGTCATTACATTGACATCAGTTGGGATTACAACATCGTCCAATCTACTAGAATTTAATTTGATACTAACCATGTGATAGAATGTACCTGCACTAGACATGGTATAGTATGCTAGTCCTCTGCCTTCAGTGTTGCTGTATCCGCTGGGTGTAAAACCTCCACTGCTGATTACAGTATTACAAATGTGTTTCATTGTAGCACTGGGTCCGGTACTGGTCAATTCATAGCGTATGGGCAAACTTGCTGTGGTCATGTATGTTCCTACTATACTGTTAGCATGATGAAATTTGTGTGCAATAACAAACGCACCATCAATTACAAAACCAGCACGTACTGTGCCAACGCCCAGCCATTCAATATCAATAAACTGGATCTGACTTTTTGTTTCGTCTAGTGTTATTTTACTGTTGCCTGTGCCATCAAGTGTATCTGTATTCCAGTCTGCTTGTGCTACACGATTTTCAACCACTGCACCGCTGGTATAACTGCGCAATACCAAATATAGTTCGCCGTCTGCTTGTTCCAAGTAAACGCCATTTTGTTCACCAAAATATCCCACACGCTGTGTAAGTCCAGTTGCACCTACTGCCATTGTAAATGTGTTGAATATTTCCAGTGCTTTGCCAGGTTGGTATGTAAACACACGAGTTGTTTCACGGATAACACTGCCTGCTCCTGTGACTGACATGTCTACTAGACTTGCATCTGCATCATGTGCTGTTGCGCCTGTTCCAGTTGTTTGTGTAAAAAACTTGTCGTTTTCTGCATAACGATGTTGACTGTCAAACAGTGTATATGGTTGTGCAACTTGCATACGACCAAACGCATCAATGCCGCCAGTTCCGCCGCCTGCTACTGTACGGATAATGGGTTGCCCAAGTGCATTGTATTCCATGGCCTTGTGTAGGTTTAGAATATTTGGCTCATCTGCGTGTACATAGTTTGTGCTATTTGGATTTTGTACGCCCATTCAATTATAATCCTAGTGCCCAGTGTGTGTTCAAGTATTCTTCTACGTCTGCAAGTTCTCCTGCACTTAATACTTTGTTAAACATCAATACTTCTGCTATATCACCTACAAAGTGACTTACACCGTCGTCACGACATGCAAAGTAGTATTCATTTGTTGTTCCTAATAGTGTTGAGCTTACACCCGGATCTGCACTAAAGTCTAGTGTTTGTTCTATTTTATCATAGCGGAATTTTAATTTACCTGCATCGCCAATTCCGTTTCCGTTGTACACAAGTCCAAAGATGTGCCAGTTAGCATCTCCTGCCACACCACTTGCACCAGTGCCGCCGCTGGTATTAACTTTCCATTCTGTGCCATCGTGATAGATAGCAAGCCCGCCATTGTTTGTGCTTGTTAGATACTGTGTACCAGTGCCTAAGTTTGTGCCTTTGGCAACAACAAATACTGTTTGTGCTGCACTGCCTGCGAGACTTGCAAAAGGATTGATACTTAAACCTGCATCGCCATCAAATCGTACTACACTGTAAGTATTAAGTTCATTGGTTTCGTATGTTGCACGTGCCGCAGGTCCTACACCAATTGGGTTAGCATTGTGAGCAAAGTTTGATTTGTCGTTCCACTGTGTAATACCATCACCATCTGCTGGATTGGTTGGTTGGAATTGTGTAATGTCACTGCCATCGTACCAAATTTCCAAAGTTGTTGCAGCATCAGTAACAATTGCCTCGATTGCACTGACTGTTGTAATTTCGTTGGTACTTGTATCACTTGTAGTGCCATTACTGGTAGCTACTACATCATATGATGTATCAGTGGACAATGTTTGCGCACTGCCGTTCAAATCAAGTGTCCACATATTAGCGCCATCAGTTGTTAGTTCAGGATCAGTACCTAAGGTATA